AGCCACCCAAACCAGTCACCATCACCATTCGCATCGACCCGATCCTCGCATGGCCCAACAGCATGAGAGTCGCACTCCTCCACCTCGCCGGCGAAAACGCCATGTTCAGCGACTACACCACCTTCCAGGAGTTCCGCACCCAAATGGAAACCCTGCGACCCATCGACCAGATGGCCTCGGACTGGGCAAGCCAATTCGACAAGGACAGCGACCCATGGAAAATTCTCAAATACGTGACCGCCAGCCCTAAACCAGTCGTGGACGAGCCACCATGCTCATGCTGCCCACGATGCGGCAAACCACTCTGGGGAAGTCCAGCCGACCACGACAAGGCCACGCTACTGCTCAAGTACAAGCAGACACCCCTGCCTGTGTTCTGCCTCAAATGCGGGCAACGATTCAAATACGACGGCGACAGGCTCTCCTACACGGCAGCAGCCAACTTCACCGCCTGGGAGAAACGCCTGACACGGGAAGCCGACGCGAAGCAACCCACCCTGGCCTCCCTGTGACCGACAGGAAACAGTATCTGCCCAGATGCAACGTCCACCACGCATTGAACAGCCCATGCGACCTGGAGCAGGCGATCAGCATCTGCGAACAACACCGTCAACAGTTCCCCGCACATCGCGTCATGTGGACACCAATCAAAACCAAGGAAAGAAACAACCAATGAACACCACAACAACGACACCTGTAGAACTCACACTCCATCAGCAGGATGCCAACGTCGAAATGGACCAACGTCAGGCACTTCTCGAAGCACAGGCCAAGCGCGTCGCCCAGCTTCAGGAGGAGATCAAGACCCGCGAGGACGAAGTCGCCGGCATCAAGAATACGATTATCGACCAGTGGCAACCAGGCAAATACGATGCCGGCAACCTCACCGTCCAAGTCAAAGAAGGCGCCAGGACCATCAACGCCGCAAAGTTCAGCAAGACCTTCCCGCCGACCGAATACCCCGACCTGTACAAGCTATCCCCCGACAGCAAGGAAGCACGCAAACAGTTAGGTGAACAGCAGTTGGCGCCGGTCATGACCAGCCGCAAACCATCGGTCGTGATCGCATGAACACCATCTATCTGAAAAGCTCCGACCCTGATGTAGTCGCTTACGTGCAAGAACAGGACCGCTTATTCGCTGAGTTTGTGGCGCAAGTGAAGGCGTTCGATGATACGCATGAGGGTCTCAGCGCTGCCGTACTGCAAAACCCGTTCAACGGGGAGATGTTCGTGGGAGGGGTCCATACCAAACATCCTGAACTCCTACCAGGGAAATGGAAGAAACCGAATCATTACAACGGTTCCCTACAGCCATACCACAACAATCGGGAAGGCCAGAAGCTTATTGCCGGCATGCATTTCAAAGCGCCCGACTATCCGGGCGTCTGCACGCAGACCTTCTATGCGGAACGTTGCTTGGTCACCACCGCCTTCGTCCATGACGGTGCCGCGTGGGCGCTGTGCGGAGCCAAATCGGACAACGGGGAGCCCCGATACGACCCAGACAAATGGGCAGAGTGTCTTCATTGGGAATACGAGAAGGCCGCTCATGACGCACGCGAACTCAGGAGGAACCCGGCATGACAGTCAAATCGTTCACGGGCTTCAAGTGCCTGTTCCTGGGACACCGGTACAAAACCCGCATCCTCTACGACCAGCACGGGCACACACTCATCGGCAGATACCGCATCCAGCAATGCGAACAGTGCGGACACATCAACACAGGAAGGAGCAGACCATGACCAACAAGAAAAACCAAGCTCAAATACTCGCAGTCGCAAAAGCCCGGAACGACAAGCCTGCCATCTTGCAGACCAAGACAGTCACGGATCAGGAACAGCACACATACCCGTTCCCCGACACCAGCCAACCCCAGGAACCACGGTTATGGCCGGAGATCCGCACAATAATCGAAACCAGTATCCGCGACAACCCCAGAAGCAAACAAGTCGAACTCGGGCCAAGCGAACTCGGCACCGACAGTCTGCACACGCTCGCCGCGAAACTTGCCGGCTGGCCACAACGCCAAACCGTCGGATGGCTCCCCTACATCGGCACCGCCGTACACGCCCAATTCGAACAACTCTTCCCCACCCTCAACCCGCAAGGATTCGACGACAAAAAGGAAGGCAAACGGTTCGAAACCGAGAAACGCGTCACCGTGGGACACCTCTACGGCCTGTACGGCGGATACGACGTGAGCGGCAGCATCGACCTGTACGACCGGCAGAACGCCACCACCATCGACTGGAAGGTGGTGGGTCAGACCACCCTGCGAAACGTGAAAGCCAACGGCATCAGCCAACAATACGCAGTACAGGCATCACTCTACGGACTGGGACTCGCCAACGAGGAACAACCCATAGAACGGTCAGCGATCTACTTCCTACCCCGCAACGCCATCAGCCTCGACACCGCACTCCCATGGGAGACAGCATTCGACCCGAAGCCAGGCCGCTGGGCATTGGCACGCGCACAACTCATCGTCAACCTCATGGACATCATCGAACAAGCCGACGGCCCCGACATCAGAGACCAGTGGATCAGTCTCCTGCCCGAAAGCCCCACACACGACTTCTCCGACGGCACATGGCCCGACGACGACCCCCTCGAACTCAACGAGGACGACAACCAAACCGTGGTACCCGACAAATGGAAGCAACTCATCCCACTACTCGAAGCCACCTACCCCAACAACAAGTAACCAACCAGGAAAGAAGCAACCATGCAAATCAAAAACCTTGTCGAAGCAGGTGCAACCATCACTCGCATCAGCACGTTATCCGAAGGAGACCTCTACAAAAGAGCAGTGATCGATGGCAAAGACACCGAAATCCATATCGGCAGAGTCAGCGCAATCCTCAACAATGGAGAAACCATCGTCGTCAGCGGCATCGAAGCCTACACGGGAAGATACTCAAACACTCCCACTGTGAAAAGCGTCGCATTTCAAGGCAACGAAGACGTCACAGTATTCCCACTCTCAGATGTCGAAGCTGACATCATCACTCGCGGATGGTTCAAAGAACTGGAAGGAAGCATCCGTTCACACGAAGAGTCCATTACTTCCACCAGAAAACAAATCACCAATTTGCATGAGATTCTGCGAGACCCGGAGGCTGTTTTCGCAGAAACCACTGAATCCAACAAGTAACCAACCAGGAAAGAAGCGACAACATCATGTTCGGTAACAACAACCAGCCATACGGCGGATACAACCAGCAGCAAAACTACGGCGGCTACCCACAACAACAGGCACCCGCCACGAAACTCGAAAGCCTCGACGACCTCCTCACCGGCAGCGGAGCAAAAAGCTACTTCAACGGCGACAGCCAACCCGGCGCCACCATCACCGGCACGCTCGACCTCATCGAGACCAGCCAAATGAGAGACTTCCAAACCAAACAACCCTCATTCTGGAACGACGGACGACCGCAAATGCAAATCCACATCGTCATCCAAACCAACCTCCACGACCCCGCAGTGGAAGACGACGACGGGCGACGCAGCATCTGGATCAAAGGATGGGGCATCCAACTCAAAGCATTCCGCGAAGCCTGCCAGAAAGCAGGAGTGAAAAAACCACACAAAGGCGACCAGTTCACAGCCACATTCACCGGATACGGCGAACGAGGCAACGCCCCACAACCACCCAAAGTGTACGAATACCAGATCCAACACCACGACGGCGTAGACACACTACTCGGACAGCCACAGCAGCCACAAGCGGGCTACAGCCAGCCGCAGAACTCACCATACGGCCAGCAGCAGCCCACAGTCCCACCCTATGGCCAGCCACCAATGGGCAACAACACCGTGCAGCCAGCCGCGCCAACCTTCCAGCAGGCGCCGGCGCAATACGCACAGCAGCCTCCCGTCCAGCAGCCCGCACCGACAGCACCCGTGCCACAGGTCAACGTGATGCAACTGCAGCAACTCCAAGCCGCCGGGAAAAACCTCACCGACATCGCAGGGCTCACCGGACTCACCGAACAACAAGTCATCGAAGCATTACAGCCCACACACCAGGGCAGCGAAGACGAACCCGAATTCTAACGAATTCACACAAGCGTAAGGAAGAAGCGTAAGGCCATGAAACCGTTGAAAGCAGTAGATCTGAGAGCAAATACTCTCCCATCGCCTTACGCTTCTTCCTCACTCCCCTTAAAACACTTAAATAACCAACCCTCTCAATACCGTAAGGAGCGTAAGGAAATGGTTAGAACCATTGGAATCATTGACATTACAGCCTTACGCTACACCGTAAGGGAAGCGTGAGAAGCGTAATGTTCCCCTTTTATACTCACACCTGTTCAAAAATCCCCAACGGACCCCAATACGTCCAGCAACTCCTGCTCGGCATGGAAATCGCCGACAGGGACTCATCAAGCTGCTTCATCGACCGACGCGGACAAACCATCAAAGTGCCACGACGCGACACCGGAAAAAGCTTCGTCCCATACGCCGACGACGGATACGCAAAAGCACTATGGGACTACCGCAACGGAGACCTCCTGCTCGGAGACGACAACACCACCCTCTACGTCAGAGACGTGGACAGAACAGGAAACAACCAGCTACTCGACACCTGGCATGCGATCAGCAACCTCGAAACCGAATACCACGTCAAAAGCACCAAAGCCTACTACCCCTGGAACGACCAGATCAGAATCGAATGCCGAAAACTCGACCAACACGTCAAACACGGCATCAAATTCACCAACCGCGCATACCTGCGCATCAACAACACCATCACACGAATCGACACCAGCAACGAACTCTTCAACCAGCCATACGAACTCACACTCGACACCGAATATGACAACAACCTCGCAGCACAGGCAGTCGAATACCTCCGTGACGTGACCGCAGACGAACACAGCGCCCAAAACCTCGGACGCATGTTCGCCACCCCACTGCTCGAACCATACAAGCACCTCACCTACGTCATGTACGGGGACGGCGGCAACGGCAAAGGCATCCTCCTCGGCACGTTGAGCCGCAGCTTCCCCGACCTCGCAGCAAGCGTCGACTCGCAGCGCATCCTCGGAGGCAGACGCGGATCAGGCGGATTCGACACCCAACAGGAAACCGGCAAACTCATCGGCACGCTCTGGGCATACGACGAGGACGCCGACACCATAGGCATCGACCAGCTCACCTACCTGAAGAAAATCAGCACCGGGGACGCGGTCACAGCCAGAAGGATCGGGGAGAACGCCGTCAGCTTCACACCCAGATGCACCTTCATCATCGCAACCAACAATCAGGTCATCACCACGATGAGCGCCGCGGTCAGCAGACGATTCGCCTACATCCGCATGCGTGACGGGCGCAAACCCGACGAGTTCGCAAGACTCCTGGCCTTCCGCAACCAGCACGGAGCGGCCCCGTTCATCATGGCCTCGTCGGAGATATGGCGCCGGGCCGGAGACGACCCGTTCGACGACGTGTCCATCAGCAACCCCACGGACGTGACCGACCTCGAACAGGAGATCATCAATCAGGTGTGCGCCAACGGATACGCCCCCAGCAGCATGATCGAAAGCCTCAAACGATACGAGCAGCGTGACATGCTCGCCCGTTTCGGGCTCACCAGAGGCGGAGTGAAATGGATCAAGGAGGAAAGCAAATCAATACGTGTGCTGCAGGTGAAGGATGAGATCCGATTTGCCCCATACCGCGCAGCCTATGAACGAGACCTCAAACAACTCGAAACACAACTCGACACCACCCCGCACAAGCCCGAACCGATCGAAGTCGACCCGATCCCGCTCCCCTCGGAATTCGCCTTCAACTGCGCCTACACACCCGCCGACGAGCAGAAAGTGGCACGCAACTGGAAAAAACTCAGCGAAGACCCCACCTACGACAGCCGGCGCCGACCAGCCTCACCCGCCTACGCGGTCATACCACGACTAGGCATGGCAATCATCGACATGGACATGCCGAAAAACACGGACGACCCCGACGGGTGGACCATACTCAACCAGGAAATCGGCACGTACGGGAGCGAGAATTTCCCCACCACGTATCTGGTAGGCACTCCTTCCGGCGGAGTACACGCCTACTACGCGCTACCCGTGGAGCTCATGGGCAAGTTGAAGAACCGCGTACACGCGAACGGCATCCCCGTAGACATACGCT